TGGTATCCTTACTGTAGACTATTCCACCCTAGCACTACAGTTTGCTAAACTAGCAGACCAACTAGAGTACCAATCCAAGACCAATAGCTCTACCTTGGGTATCTTTGCTGGTGGACTTCCTGTAGTTACTACAGAAGATCGTAGTTTCCGTATGGGTCAGTTCTGGAACCCACCTAAGCCAACTGATGAAACCATTACTTACGAGTAGGATACAAATTGTCGGCACTCACCAGTAACAGGCTAATGACAGTCCTTAATAAGTATGGGATAACTGTAACACTAACAAAGCCAACCTACGGTGCCTATAACCCTGCCACAGGTGCTGTAGGTACAGGGACTACTGCCAACTACAGTGTTAAATGCTACTTTGCTGACTACAACCTGACAGAGCTTAATAACGATAGTGTTGTCATGGGTGATCGTAAGGCTGTATTCCCCTACCTAGACACAAGTGGTGATGTACTACCTGAGCCTGATGTAGAGGATAGTATCTCTGGTAACGGTGACACTGTTAAGATTGTAGCAGTACAGAAGTTGTACTCTGGTAGTAGCCTTATTTGTTATATCTGTCAAGTGAGGGAGTAACATGGTTACTCAAGTTACTATCAGCCCTAGCTTTCAGAAGAAGATGACTAAGCTGAATGAGTTAGTTGGGGATTCCATTGAGGAGAAACTTGTCAGCCTTGGTAATTACGCTGTAGAGATTTCACCTGTTTGGTCTGGTGCTTTTGTTAACTCTTGGTCCATTGTACCTATTGGCTCTGGTGCTGGTAGATCAAGGATTTCATCTTTGGATTATGAGGGTAATGCCTCAAGGCTAAAGCACTCAGCCCGTTCTGATGCCTCAAGTGAGAAGGCTACAGCTAGAGCAGCCCTCGCCAATGACGTTAAGTCTGCCACCAAGAGCATTATGGAAAGAGGTGGTGCTACACTAACCAATAGAGCGCCTCATGCTAAAGCGGTAGATCAGAAATACCTTACAATTACCCGTGTCAAAGATAGGTTTAGATAATGGCAGCTATATACGATGACATCCGTAGGGTGCTAGAGACTACCCTATCTGGTATTGTAGGTATTCCTGCTATCGCTTGGGAGAACGTATCCTTCAGCCCTACTACCAACACACCTTTTGTCAAGGCTAGGTTTGCCCCTACAATGCGAGAGCCTGCTGTCAGAGGTCTTAATCCACAGATGTACTACCAAGGTGTCTTCGTTGTAGATGTCTTTGTACCTGAGGGTGTAGGACCGAGTGCAGGGGATGCTATTGCAAACAGTATTGTTGATGCTTTTGATGCACCCAACGATTTAACCACCAACGGTATTACCATTACTATCAGGTATGCTGAACGAGAACTAGGCACTATTGAGGGTGCTTACTACACAATTCCGGTCAATGTTGGCTGGCTGATATACAACTAGGAGATACCCTGAATGGCATTTGCCCAGAATAGCCGTAGCGGCCTTAGCTACATCGTAGAAAGCACCTTTGGTACTACACCAGCAGGTAACTTCACAGCCCTACCTTATAATACCCATAGCCTTAACCTGACCAAAGATCGTGTTGCAGGTAATGAGATTCAACCTGACCGTATGCTTCGTGTAGACCGTCATGGCAACCGTCAGTCTGCTGGTGATATTGTAGTAGACCTTCGTAGTGGTGACTTCGATGACCTGCTCGAAAGCGTTATGTTTAACGTATGGGATAACTCCCCAGTATCGTTGCCTGACGTACTTAAGATTGGTACTACACCTAAATACTTCTCTATCGAAGACTCTGCTAATGATATTGCTCAGTTCCGTCTGTTCACAGGCCAAGCTGTAAGTTCTATGGCAGTATCCCTTGCACCTAACCAGATGGTAACTACTACCTTCTCTATGGTGGGCAAGAACATGACTGTTTCTGCTGTAGGTAAGACTGTAGATGCAGCCTCTAGCGCCCAACCTTTCGACTCTTATTCGGGTGACTTGAGCATTGGTAACGTGGCATCTGCTACAACCTCTGCTATCGTAACTAGCCTAGAGTTTACTGTAGATAACGCCCTGTCGCCCACCTTCGTTATTGGTGATGATGCTACACCACAGCTTGAGTATGGTATGGCTACGGTAGAGGGTACCTTCACAGCTTACTTCGAAGATGCTGCACTCTTGAGCCGCTTTATTGATGAAGTCGAAAGTGAGTTGATCGTAAGTGTTAATGACCCAACGGGTGCTAATGCTTATACCTTTGGCTTCCCTCGCATTAAGATCAACGGTGCTGATGTTCCTGTAGACGGTGGTACTGGTAGCCGTGTTATTACTCTACCATTCGTAGCTCTGTATGATGCTACTGAAAATACTAACTTCTACATTAACCGTCCAGATAGCAACGCTTAAAAGAATCCCCGCAAGGGGCTAGGCAGGAGTTCTTTCGTCGGGTGAGGCTCCTGCCGCTATAACCACCCGATCTATAACCAACAAAGAGCAGTCATTGGCTGCACCAACTTAATAGGAAACCCCGACAATGGACTTGATGAACCTTATCCCTACTACTGAAACTATTGAAGTAGAACTGAAGCACCCACAGACCTTTGAGCCTCTTAAGAATGAAGACGGTAGTGTTATGACTATTACGGTCTACGCCCCACATTCTAAAGAGTATAAATCTGCTGTACACGAACAGACTAACATCCGTTTGAAGCAGATGCAAGCTAAAGGCAACCGTAATACTAATGTTATCACAGCAGAAGAACTTGAAGTAGCTACAATCAAGATGTTGGTTAAGACCACTAAGGATTGGAATATCACTTCTGGTGGTAAGCAACCTAAGTTTACTGCTGATGAAGCTACAAAGATTTACCAAGAGGTCTTCTGGATCAAGGACCAAATTGAGGAGGCTGTCGCGGATGCCGAAGTTTTTACTCAAGTTTAGCATCTGATCTACTTGAGTGGGCTGAACATCAGTTTAACCTAAACAAGCCAGATGCTAATGGCATTACCAAGAGACACCACCTAGAACAAGTAGAAAGGCAGACTGGACGTAGCTTAAAAGAAATGGAACCTTCTGTAGGATTTCCCTATCTATTAGCCCACGTGTGGTCTGCCTTTTGTGATTTGAGCAACACCCGCAGCCAAGGCTTTAATGGACCCGACCCCATAGGCTATCGTGATATAAAAGACTACAAAGAATTGACTGAAATACCACTGTCCCCAAGAGAAGTTAAATCTATTAGGGATTTGGATATAGTCTATATGAGGACTGCAAATGGCTGATGACATTAGAATTGACATTAAGGTAACTGGTAATCAGAATGTAATATCAGCTATTAAGTCCACAGAGGGTCTTGAGGCTAGTGTACGTAAGTTATCCCAAGCTTATGACAGAGGTGGTATCTCTCAAGCAAAAGCTGCTAAGGGCATAGAGCAGTTAGCTGAAAGGTACAAGAAGTCAGAAGGAGAGCTTATTGCTTATGGCAAGGCTATTCTTAAGGCATCTCAAGAGCAAGAAAAAGCAATTAAAGTTAAACAAGATGCCATTAAAGCCCAGAAACAAATGGACTCTATCTTTGCACTTGCAGCCCAGAAAGAGAAAGCATTAGCTGCTGCTGCTAAAGAGACTGCCAATACGCTTAAGAAGGAAAAAGACGCTAGACGTGCCTTACGCATGGAGTTCAAAGAGGGCTACGCTGCTCAGGTACAGTATCGTGCTGCGCGTATGCGCCTAAACCAAGCTGAACGAGAGGGTATTGTTACCGCACAACAAGCTGCGGCTGCCCAAAAGAACCTTGGTGTAATATTACAACAAGGCGGTAGGCACATGTCCCGTACTGGCGTAATGACGCAGCAGGCTGGTTATCAGGTTGGTGACTTCTTGGTACAGGTCCAAGGTGGTACTAATTGGATGGTTGCTTTCGGGCAGCAGGCTACACAGTTGGTTGGTGCTTTGTATATGCTACCACCAGCCATACTTACCGTTAGTAGGACTATCTTTGGTTTAACCCTGTCTGTAGGCACACTTATTGCGGTGGCGGGTATTCTTATCCCTTTGATTACTGCTATTGGTGCATACTTCATGCGTACTGGGGAATCCGCTAAAAATACCAAGAAAGAACTATCTACTTTGGAGGAAGGTGTAAAATCCTTAACCAATTCTATTGAAGATTGGATGGCAGCTAAAGAAGCAGCTTCTAGGGGCATTTCTATGGAGCAGCTTGTAGGTACAAAAAATATTCAAGCAGCCAGAGTAGAATTGGTAAAACTTAAAAAAGAGTTAGACGTTATATACAATCAAGATATTGGTGAAGGTCTTTCTGAAGATTTGTCACCTACCGGTAAGCGTGGTTTAAAAGAGACTGCTGTAAAGGATGCAGAATCTCTTTTGAATAAGCTGCTACTAAAACAAGATGAAGAACGTCTGGCAGTCTTTAGAGAACAAAAAAGAGAACTAGAAGGCCAAGCTGAAATACAGAGGCTATCCATGCAGTATGGAGAAGAATCTTCTCAGGTAAGGGCTGAAGAACGGCGTCAAGAAGTCGAAGGTATTAACGCTGCCATTGATGCTCAGGTTAGAAAAAGTGAGATTACAACAGCCTATGGTTTCATCCTTAAGTTAAATAACTTAGCAATAAGTAATCAAACTGGTCTTATCGAAGAAGCAAATGTAAAGCGTGAAAAAGCTCTTGAGATTGCTGAGGCCATTGCTGACCAAGAACGTGAGTACCAAGACTTCTTAAATGAGAGGTTTACAACTAACGAATCTATCACTAAAGAGTTGCTAAATCAAATAGTGCTTAATGCAAAGGCTCTACAGTACGGGAAAGATTCTTCGGAATATAAAAAGGCGGAAGCCGACCAAGCAAGAGCTGCCTTTGAGGCTGAGTTAAGAAAGACAACCTTAACAGGCGTTCAAATCGAAAACGCGATGTCTCTTTATAATGTTGCTAACGATACCTCGTCAGTGTTAGCCTCTAGTGAAGATAGTGCAAGAGGACTCGCCGAAGCTCTAAGAGACGCCGTATCTGCTATGGCATCCCTTTCGGGCTTTAGCGCGGGTCTAGATAAAGCCCTTACAGTATCTATAGCTAAAGTTCAAGCTCTAAAATCTGGCGCTGACGCAGCTATTGCTGGCACTATTGCTGGTATGCGGGTCGATTTAGAATCTAAGATAACAAAGGCCGCAAGTGCAGGTGTAGACCGTAGTATTGTGGAGTCCATGTATGGTGGGGACAGGTCTAAAATAAGCTCTTTGGAAGCGTCTGAGAAAAGCCGAAAGTCTCTTGAGGAGGCTAATAGAGGCACAAAGGGTTCCTCTGGTGTTGGTGGCGGTGGTGGTAAAACACCTGATGACCCCGTAAAGAAACTACAAGATCAACTAGACCTACAGAAAGAACTAATTGGTAAGTCTGAAGAGTACATCACCGTAAGAAATGCCTTGGGTGATAGCTACAGTAAGATAGAACCCGCACAGATTGCTAACCTACAAGCTCAAGTAGTCGCTATTGAGGCCATGAAGCAAGCAGAGGCAGATCGTAAGGCTATTGTAGATACCGTAGCTGATTCCATTGGTTCAGGTCTTACATCTATCGTTGATGGTACTAAGTCTGTTAAGGACGCCTTCAAGGATATGGCTCGTGCTGTTATCGCGGAACTCTGGAAAGTGTTTGTAGTACAGAAGATAGTAGCTGGTGTTAAAACCCTATTCGGCTTCGCTGATGGTGGCGTGTTCTCTGGTGGCGCTCCAGACAAGAAGTTTGCCAATGGTGGTGTCGTTGGTGGTCCTACTACATTCCCTATGGCTGGTGGTAAAACTGGTCTTATGGGAGAGGCT